ACCATTGGTGTATAAACATATATTCTTGAGGGTGTCCTCCCCATTTCTTTGCACTAGAACGTGCATGATCATAAGGATGTGCCATATTAGTTTATGTCATCTAGTTCAAGTTGTCCATTTTGAAATGCTTCTCTAGCTTCCATTACATAACCGTTAACTTCATACTCTAAAGTATTAATATCAAAGTAAACAGTACCACTACCACCATCATTGTTGTACCAATCATACACATATTTAGTAGTTAAGATTTCATACATAAACTCTTCTACACGGTCATCAAAATCACCAAGGTCTACATGATCACCTTCAGTATTCTCAGCATATACACTATCTATACTACCAGAGTCTCCTGATCCACTATATTCTGCAACTAGTTTCTCAACACCTAAATCTTTTAGTCCAGAGAAGAATGCTGCTTTTTCTAAATCATCATCAAATAAATTCATAAGATTAATATTTTTGTTTATAAAAACGTCCTAGGATGTTACCATTCAGATAGTAATCTGATTCTAGTACACCCTTGACAAACTGATACTTTGTTTCCATGTATGTCAATTCTGTTTTAGAATAACATATGTGTAAGATGTTCCTCTTAATAGGAACTTTATCTTTGTGAGCTTGCTTAAGTACCACGTTACTACTAAAGTAGTTCTCGTAATTTAACTTAGAAGTCTTCACGTAGTTTTTTTTACGCTTATCTACAGGTGCGTTTTTCTTTGCAAGTTTCTTTTTGGTAACTAATGCAAAGTTCTTTTTACCTATATAAGCCACAGACTTACCGTCTATGATCGCTGTCATTTCATATATGAAACCCACAGCACCTTCAGGTATCATCTCAGGTGTAAATACTACACCTTTATAAATCCAACTCATTTACTTATTGCTTCTTTTAATAATGGATATAATACTTCTCTTGTCTTAACTAAACCGTGGTCTCTAACAGAATCAGATAGATCCTTACTAAGTGGTAATATAACACTAGGAATACCATAAGTAGATTCATATTTACTCATAGCTTTTCTACCAGCGTCATCATTGTCAAACAAAGTAATAATATTCTGATACTTGCTTTTGTATATACTAATTGCACCTTGTGGGATAACAGTATTCTCACTATCTGGAGCTACGAATTCAGCATTGAATCCAAACTTAGATAGTGACATAAGATCCTTGAGTGAACTGCATATAATGAGATTTGGTTTCTCAAACTTTAGCTGATCTGTACCTTGTATGTAATTCTTGACTTTTAGAAACTTATGATCAGGATTCATCGGTTGATACATCTTGTAAATACTACCGTCTAGTCTTGTATAAGCATACAAATACGGACCAGTAATAGACAAGTGTTTAACCGTATCTTCATCCTGCTTCTCCATAGAATAGTCACCAACAGGAAATACATTGTATCTCTCTAGTGTTTGTGAATCAATGTCAAATTGAGTCCAAAAACTTGCATCACCTTTAGTCCAGGAGCGCTTAGAGAAATCTACAATCTTGTACTTCGCCATCTTTTTGAATGTACGCATATCATCAGTAGTACCTGTGTGTAGAAACTCACGGTAATCTTTTACTACTTTGTTGACAGCTTCCGGGAATGTTATACCATATAGATCCATTACTAGATTTATAGGTGAACCACCTCTACCTGATGAGAAATCTTTGAACAGATAATTCTCATCTTTGCGATAGATACAGAAACTTGCAGTACGTTCTGTAGGATTAAATACAGATTTGATCTTTACATCTTGACCAATTAATTTTTCGTTTAGATTACAATAATGCTCAAACATCCAGTAATCCGGAACATCATCATAACTAGACACTAGAACTTTAGAACTTATCATAAACGTAGAGATAAAAAAGGGGGAGCAACACTCCCCCTCTTATCGTTAAACTTAGATTACAATTCGAAATCAGAACCTACTGAAGACGATGTTGCAACACTGCCGCTACCAAAAGAATCAACGTTCTCAACTTTCTTCTTCTTGATATGAAGATCAGCATCAAACTTGATTAGTTTAGAATCAGCAACAGTTGAGTTCTCCATATTGTAAGAACCACGTTGGTTTCTAACCAAGAACAAGTCATAGTTAGTATAACCCTCACGATTCTGATACTCTTTACCACCAACACACATTCTAACAAACACATCTTTGAAGGGAGCGTCACTGTTAAATGCTGCTACATAATCTTCAATAGTCTCGTGTTTGCTATCGTTGTCTTCCATCCAGTTGAGCTTATCTACAACACGACAGATATTCTGCAATGCTTTCAAGATATCCATATCACGAGATACAGAAATACCAGTCTTAGTAGTACCATCTTTGTAAGCATACTCGGAAGTCTTTACTTTACCAACTTGACCCAAGTGACGACCCAATTCTGGATTGTCTTTGTTGATATAGAAACCTTCAAATCCTTCAATAGGTTGAGTCTCTACATTCATAACCAAGTTGTAAGCATTCTTGTCATAAACAGGTGCTTCCAATGTAATGCTGTTGATTTTAACTTCTACGTTACCAGGAGCGATAACTTTTGGTAACGATGTACCTTCTGAACTTTTTAGATCTTTTGTGCTAATCATTTTTCTTAATTTTAATCAATGTAAATTTCTTGCCAGTTAACTGTTATTGTTCCATCTTCTTGCATTTCAGACAAAACTATTTCTTTGTTACTTAAGTGTGCAGGTCTTGCTCCACATGCTACTTCATCAGAGGTTTTGAAACTAATAATGTTCTTCTTACCTTTACGATATAAGTAACCAATAGAGTCAGAGTTAGACGCAGTGATTCTCTTTAACTTACCAGTTAAATCTAAATCCAAAGAGTTAAACTCTGAACCATTCTTCTCAAGCATAGTATCTTTTACGTGACCCACTAGAATAGTTCTAGGTGCCCAGGTTTGAATATAATTCACAACCTTTGTAAACGCCTCTCTCAAATAAGGATAACCAGCGCCGTTAGGTAGACTCAATATGTTACCATACTTAGTTTTACCTTCTGTCAACCAGTTCTTACCCATAGGAGTTTTCACATACAATTCTTCCGCATACGGAACACACATCTCTTCTAAAGCAGTGATGGTGTCGACAGCAACGTACTTATAAGGATTACCGGCATCCTTAATAGCTTTTCCGATATGCTTAATTTCCTCTACACTACTAGCTTCTATCTTCATCGCATCTACATACTTTGAACCTTTCTCAAGGTCAAGTATTAAACAGTTGTCTAATTGAGATAGTAAGGTAGTCTTACCGGTTTTTGGTTTTGAAAAAATGATCAGGTTCTTTGGACTCGTGTGTTCCGCAGCAACCTTTGCTGTTGGTAATATAATCTCCATTGTTTTATTATTTGTTACTTAACTAAATCATTCAACCACTTCTTGTTACTAATCGGTTTCTTCAACAAAATAGCAGCAAGATCTTTGATTGTCATTTCAGACATGGGTGCGTCATCTTGCAACAAGTTTGAGAAATCATCAAACTCTGTTACTTTCAAACTCGCCGCCGCATTAAACTTTGACGGAGCTGTCACCTTTACAAGTTCACTAACAGGAATCAAGTAACGCATTTTAGGATCATCAGAAGGAGTGGTTGTGTCATACTCTTCTTCCCAATGGGGATTAAAGTACAATCTCCACAATGTTCTATTAGGATCCTGTGGTTCTGTGTCACCTGCTACAAACTCTGTATACACGTCAGTTCCTTTTCTCAATTCACTGGGAAATAAACTAATGTGCAACTCGTCTTTACCTTTAGGACGATACGCAATCTTTGGATAGAAATACGCATCGGGGATTCCCAAAGCATTAAATGTTTCTTGATGATACTCTCTTAGTTCAGCAACTTTTGTCTTGTAATCTTTTTCTTTTTCTTTCAAACTTAAACTCATAACTTAACTCTTTTTTCTTGTTGTGGGGGTGTTGCCATTTCTGAAATACGCATGCGTTCAAACTCTGCTCTGAAGAAACTCATACGGTTATCACCATTACGACATTTCAAGAAGTGCAACACAAGCACCCGGTCATTTTCTATGATATACCTATCGGGACCATAGAACCTAATCTTTTGTTTAGCAGGTCTATTGATACCAATAAGTGTATCTGCGTGTTGAAGCAATGCATCTGAACCGAAGATGTCAGACTCTAGTATGTAATTACCATACTTACCGTCTTCATTCCTCTCAGGATTATCAATACCTCGATTAAGCTGTGTAAGAATAATAAACGCGATTGGAAATCTACGTTTAAGTTCTGTGATAGCTTCGCCAAGATTGTACAAGGTATCAAACTTATCCTTCTCAAATGGTGCTTTCTTTAACAGCAAAGAGTGATCGAGAGTCACTATAGTCTTAGTAAATTCAAACTTACCTTCGTCATCTTTAGTCGCGTGGGCATTCATGTAGTCCACAATTACTTCTTTAAGTTCGTTGACGGTAATAGGTTCCTCTACTATATCAATAGGAATCTTTACTCTCTCTTTAGCATGTTCGTAGCATACAGCAAGATCTTCATTCGACAATTGACCATCAGCACTACATAGGTACTTATAAGATTTACCAAGTACACTTGAGAACTCTCTGATTGCAGACGTACGAGCAAGCATTTCAAACTGAAATTCTAATACTCTAAACGTCTCATCAGGATTTAACCTGAAAGATTCTCTTACAAGTTGA